CGCCAGTCCTGGCGGTCGTCGTCCAGGAAGGCTCCCTTGCGGTCAAATCTCGTCGGGCTCCAATCGGCGTATCGGGGAAGGTCGGCGGCGTGTTCGGCGTAGGTCATGATTCTGTGCTCCTGGCGTCTGGTGTGGGGGCTGGGTGTCGGTGGCCTGGGCTAAACGACAGACCAAAGCTCGCGGGCGCTGCCGTTCTTGTGGACGTAGTAGAGGGTCGCGTTGCCGTGGTCGTTCACGTCCAGGGCAAGTCCGCTGTATCCCGCCGGGAGGTCGTAGCGGTCTGGCAGTTCTCCATCCTGGCGGGCGGCGTCGATGGCGCACCAGTCCGGCCAAACGCCGATATCGGCTCCGTCGCCTTCGATGCTGCCGCAGTAGAGGAACGGCGGGAGGATGGCGTTGATTTCGTCGTAGAGGCGTTCGGCTAGGTGGTCTTCGATGTCGTGGGCGTCCTGGTCCTGGTCGGGCGTGCAGTTGTCCAGGTTGTAGAAACGCTCAAGCTCTCGCCAGTCGGCGGCGATGCGGCGCGGGAGGCTGCCGCGCAAGTCGCGGAGTAGGTCGATCAAGTCGGGGATGATGTCTTCCGGGCGAAGGGTGCCGGTGCTGACGGAGCCGATGTGTCGGAAGGTGCGGATCTTCATGGCGGGTCACTCCTGGCGGAAGGCGGTCCACTGCCGCATTTCTTCGGCGTGAACGGTGGCCTGTAGTCCGATTGTCTCGTAGGGCTCAACGGAGGGCTCGTCGGTCGTCTCGATGGTGTATTCCGCCCATGAGGCGTTCTTGAGGATGCCTCCGGAGTACTCAACATCTCCGTAGCGCGTGACGTGGTAGCGCAGGCCGACGATACCGGGGAACCGGGCGATCACGGCCGGCGGCGGGTATTCGGTGGGCTCGTGCGTGCGGCGGATCGTGCCGACCTGGGCGGCACACTGGTAGCGGTAGGCGAAGCTAGTTGTACGGTGGTGGTAGTCCGAGAGGAAGTATCGGATCGTGTAGTGCGTGCCGTCTACCTCTACCTCTACCTCTCCGGCGTAGGAACAGACGAAGCGGGATCCGTCGTTCTGTCTCATGGCTAGCGTTCCTTCCTGGCAAGCGGCCAAATGGCAAGGGCGGCAACGAGGGCGGCGATGGCGCAGTGGAGATCGGTCATTGTCTAGGCTCCCTGGCGTGCCTTCCGCTGTGACAGTTCGGCGATGGCGGCGTTGCGCGTGGCGTAGTCCTGGATCGGTTCCACGCGAGAGCCGATGATGGAGTAAAGGCGCCACACTGGACCGTGCGGCGTGTCTTCCTGGTGGATGGTGAAGGTTTCCACGTTGGGCTCCTAGCGTGCGAGGTCTTCGATCAATCCGACAGCGAGTGCTGCCGCGTGGAATGCGGCGGTCGCGTAGTGCTTTAGGTCTTCGTCTGCGGCGATTGGGTTGTATTCGTACTGGTGACCGAACCGGCCGGCGGGCATGCAGTCAAGGGCGCACGTCCCGAATGCTTCGGCGTGCCGTAGCGCGGTGGAGAGGCAGTCGATGAGGTTTGCCCTACGCTGCATTCTGATGTTCGTCTTCATGTCCTGGGCTCCTGTGTGCTTTGTCCGTTGCCGTTCCGTTCGCTTGCGGAGCAAGCATAACGGCGTTCTGGTGTCGAGTCAAGGTTTTTTCTGGTGTCCAGACAAGATAGTTGTGACGAACTGGAGGCAACATCTATGCCGATGACAAGGGGGAGAGCATGAGGCGGGCTGGCGACGGCAACAGAACACGCAAGGTGAGTACGGCGCTAGAGGCTGGCCGGCGGCGCCACGTGACGCCGGAGGAACGTACGGCGATGGCAACGCTTGTTGCGCGGGGCATGAGTCAAGCGGAGGTCGGACGCATCTTCGATCGGGATCGCGATACCGTGGCGCGGCAGATCAAGACGGCGCGGGAGTTCTTGACTGGCAAGGCAGATCAATACGCTCGTCTACATTTAGAGGCAGCCGGGATCGCTGCCTCGAAGGGTGACGCGCGTCCGTCCGAGTGGGCGCTTGACAGGCTCGGCGTGGTCGAACCGCCGCGCGTCCAGGGCTCGGCCGGCGGCGTCCAGGTGCAGATCGGCGTGTTGCTTCCTGGCCTTCCGGGCTCCACGGTGAGTGCGGCGGTATCAGATCCAGGGCGCTTGTTGGGCGGTTCGGGTGGTGGTGTTCCTGTAAGCGACGGTGAGGTAGTGGGTTAGCGTCTTCGGTCTACGGCTACGGAAGCCGTAGACCGGCGCCTTCCGGCACAGTCCAGGGCGGATCGGCGCGAGCCGGCGGGGCTGGCGCGGGCTGGTCGATGGCGGGTTCGGGCGCGGTGCGGGATGCGTGCGCCAGTTCGGCGGCAAGCTCAGCCGTAGGACCGCACCGGGAGCGCGTATTGGGTGCTGGACAGCGCCAGGAAGGTGCCCAAAAAGCCGCAGCCCGGTACCGCTGGTCTGGCGGCAAGTCCAGCTTTCTTGGAGTCCCTGCGCGATCCCCCCACCCCGGCTACAACGCAACGTCGCAGTTTCGTCGTTCACGTCCTGGTCGCCTGAGCAGAATGAGGCTCACGGGAGGGACGCATGACGCCACTGTGGGAACGCCAGTTGAATCGGTGGGAGAACGCGAGGTTCGTCGATCTGGCTCTGAGCTACGTGCAGTCCGTGGCGATGCAGCAGGAGTTCTTGACCGTCGATGACGTGGTGAACGCCTGGGAGTTCGACGGGGCGCCGCGTGACGGGACGTTCTCGGACCCGCGCGTGTGGGGCGTGGTGATGCGTCGGGCTCACCGCCAGGGCATCCTGATCAAGACGGACCACTTCAAGCCCTCGCAGAACGATACCTGCCACGCTACGCCGCGCCGCATCTGGCGGTCGAAGGTGCTGGCGTCGTGATCCGGCATCTGCTGCTGGCCCCGCTCAAGGGGCTGCTGTTCGTCATCTTCCTGCCGTTCATTGGCATCGTGTTGCTACTGGACGCGCTGGTGCGCTGGCTCCTGCTGTATCTCGACGAGAAATTCGGCTGAGGCTCTGGGGAGCCCCGTGCCGGGTGGTCCGGGGCTGCGGCAGTGCATGGAGCGCCCCGCGCTCTGATGTGCGCTGACGGGCTGGGAACACGGGGCTCCCCTGTTGGACTGTGGAGGGCGATGTGGACAGCGTGATGGTGTCGAAGGTGGAGTTCTCGCAGGAAGCGGACTCTTGTGATGGCGGGCCGGACCAGACGCTGACGGTCGGCGTCGAGGATGCGGGCGGGGGGCACTACTTCGTGCTGTCCACGTCGCGCTGGGCGTTCGATTCGGTGAAGGACTTGACGGACGTGCTGGAGCGGGTCGAGCGGGTCTTGGCCCGGAGGTAGCCGTGGCGTGCATGACGCATGAGTGTCTGCGCTGCGGCGCAGGGACGTGCAACAACGAGCGTCGGGCATGGTGCCGCCAGTGTGGCGAGCCGATGCACTCGACCTTTGACGAGCCGGAGTGGCAGCACGCGGACGACTACCGCGACGTGGAGGACGACGAGGACGATGACGCCGAAGAACAAGCGTGAAGCGCAGGAGATGGTCAGCGAGGCGGCGGACGAGTTGCGCCGCGACGTGGGGCGGGTGTTCGAGTCGTTCCTGCGCGACATGGCGAAGGTCGAGCGACGGGTGGCGGCGCTGGAGGACGCTCGCCTGGGGGCGCGGCTGACGCGGCTGGCGCGGCGGCTGCGTCTGGTGCGATGAGGCTCAAGACTCGGGATCTGGTGGAGCGGGCGCTGGACGAGGGGCTCAGCTACGGGATCCGGCGGCTGCACAAGTATCGGGACGCGCCGATGTCTGAGGGGGACTGGGATCTGGGGGTCCGGGGGCAGTTGTTGGATCACTTGATGGACGCGCTCGACGAGATCGTGGCGGACTGGGGGGATCGAAAAATCTGCGGCAACGTGAACGAGTGATCGCAGTTTCGTCGATCTTGCGGGAGATGAGTTGTCATACTGGACTGGTATGACGCTGACTCCTGCGTGGGTGGCGTAGGACGGGCGGACGGGCGCAGATGCGTTCGCCGCCCGTTTCCTCTATCGGGAGGCGACAGCGTGAGTGAGTTGAACGAGGGGCAGGCCAAGCAGCCTGAGTACGTGTCGCGGGTGGATGCCGTGACGCTGATTCTGACCTCGACGCAGTATTGCGACGGGTTGCCGGTAGCAGAGCAGACGAGCCAGCCGATCAAGGTCTTCCTGGCGTCGAACCCGAAGCTGCGTGAGGCGATCGTTGAGATGCTCGCCGGTGGGCGACAGTAAACGGTGCGGCCGGTGCGGGGAGACAAAGCCCCGCTCGGAGTTTGGTATCAACCGGGCGAAAAGGGACGGCCTGAACTATCTCTGTCGGGCGTGTAAGAAGCTGGTCGATCGTGGGCTTATCGAAACTGGTCAGAGGGCCGTACTGAGCGCGAGATCAAAAGCCAGGCTGCGGGGCCATGCGCCGCCGGACGGACTGACTCCCGCAAGGGCGCGTGAAATGCGGGCGGCGCCCGCGTGCGAGTGTTGCGGTAGAGAGTTCAGGTCTGCGAGTGAGGTGCGAATCGACCACTGCCACTCCACGGGCAGGGTGCGCGGCTCCATCTGCAATGGTTGCAACGCCGCCCTTGGACACATGCGGGACAGCCCCGCGATTCTGCTGAAGGGCGCTACGTATCTCCTGTCTCATGGCACTGGTTCATCTCAGCATCCCTCGCCCGGACGGCACGATTGAAAAGCTCTACGAGGCGCAGCCGAAGCAGGAACTGTTTCATCTGGACCCCCGGCCAAATGTGCTCTACGGCGGGGCAGCCGGCGGCGGCAAGAGTCACGCGATTCGGTACGACGCGCTGATTCGGTGTCTCAGCGTCCCTGGCTACCGGGCCTTGCTCCTGCGGCGGACGTTTCCTGAGCTACGGGACACGCATATCGACAAGCTCCAGCTTGAGGTGAAGCGGCTGGGCGGCGACTTCCTCAAGGGCGAGAACAAGGCGGTCTTCTCGAACGGCTCGGCGATCATCTGCGGGCACTGCGAGGACGAGGCGAGCGTCGGGCGGTATCTCTCGACGGAGTATGACTGCATCTACTTCGACGAGTTGGTGACGTTCTCGGAGAAGCAGTACAAGTTCATCGCCAGTCGCGCCCGCACCTCGAAGCCTGGGGTGCTGCCGCTGGTGCGTGCGGCGACGAACCCTGGCGGCTCCAACAGCTACTGGGTGAAGCGGTACTGGATCCTGAAAGACATCCGGAAGGACGAGGATCCGGCGTATGACCCGTCGCAGTATGGCTTCATCCCGGCCACGCTCGATGACAACGAGTACATCGACGCCACGTATGAAGCCCGCCTCATGGCGTTGCCGAGTGAGGCTCTGCGCCGTGCGTTCCGGTATGGCGACTGGGACGTGTTCGAGGGGCAGTACTTCAGCGAGTGGCGCACGCGGACGGATGACGGGCGCGACTGGCATGTGACGAACGAGTTGCCCTCGGTCAACGGGCAGCCCCTGGAGTTGAGCGGCGTCGAGATCATCCGGGCGATGGACTGGGGCTACCGCGCTCCTGGCGTCGTCGGGTGGTATGCCTGTCTGCCTGACGGGCGACTGCTGAAGTTCCAGGAGTTCGTGTTTCGGGAAATGCTTGCCCGCGACGTGGCGCAGGAGATTCGGGACCGCAGTCGAGGGATGAAGGTCCGGTATACGGTCTGTGACCCTTCGATTTGGATCAAGGATCCTGTCGCGGGCGAATCGATCGCGGAGACGTTCGCCAAGCACAAGGTTCCGGTCATTCCTGGCGACAACGATCGCGTGAACGGGTGGCATCGGCTGCACTCGTTCCTGCGCGAGACGGCGCAAGTGGTCACGCCCACAGGCACGGTGGACGTGCCTATGCTCCAGTTCTACGGGCCTGGATGTCCCTACACGGTGAGGACGATCCCCTCGTTGGTGGTCGATGAGAACCGTATCGAGGACGTCAAGACGAAGGACACAGAGGATCACGCGGCGGACGAGACGCGCTACGCCGTGATGAGCCGGCCGGCGCCGACGAGGTTCAAGTCCACGCTGGTGGAGCCTGTGAATACGGCGTTCCGGCTCTCGTCCGGGGCGCAGGAATTGTTGAAAGCGCAGCGGCGCAAGAAGCGCCCTGGATGGTTGACCCTATGACGCCAGTTCCGATGCCGTCGCCGATGCCGATGCCGCCTGGGATGCCTGGGCTGCTGCCGGCTCCGGCTCCGGTTCCGCCGCCAGCGCCGCCTCCTGAGCCGAAGCCGATCAAGCTGTCGGACAAGGCGTTCGGGATGTGGAAGGCTGAGATCCGCAACGCGGAGACGCGCCGCGATCGGTATCTCCCCCGCTGGCAGCAGAACGTCAAGGCGTTCGAGGGGGCGATCCCTGGACAGGCGGACGAAGCCGTCTGGGTGAATAAGGACTACCCAAGGGTCAAGGGCAAGTTATCGCAGTTGTTCTTCCGGGTGCCGGAGGTGCAGCTTCGTGCCCGCCAGCCGCAGTTCGCGCCGGCGGCTCCGGTCTACGGCGCGGCGTTGAACCAGAAGCTGCGGAGCATGGGCGTCGAGTATGCGATCGACGAAGCCCTGACTGACGTGCTGTGCCCTGCCGGCCTGGGTGCGGTGGTGGTGGGCTACGAGGTCGTGACCGAATCGGTCCAGCGTCCCTCGACGGACCTGACTGGGGCGCCGCCTGAGGTGGGAGCGGCGCTGGTCGAGTCTGGGCTCGTCGAGGTCGAGAAGGTCGATGTGCCGATCCACGAGGAGTACTACGTGGAGCGGATCAGCCCCGCGAAGTTCCTCTGGCCGGCGTCGTTCAAGGGCTCGGACTGGCAGAAGGCGGCATGGCTCGGCTACGAGTTCGAGGTGCCCCTGGAGGACGCCAAGCGGAAGTACAAGCTCCCTGACGAGTTCCAGGGGGTGAAGCCGAAGCGCGAGAACGACCTCGCGCCGGATGCTGGCGATGACGCCACGCCGACGAACGAGTCGATGGTGCGCGGCTGGGTCATCTGGTATCGAGCGCACCTGTACGACAAGTCGGTCAAGCATCCGATGAAGTTCCGCCGGCTGGTCATCGTGGACGGGCATGACAAGCCCGTGCGCCACGAGGACTCGCCCTATCAGCGGTGGGATGCGGAGAGGCGGCGCTGGATCGGGATGACGAGCTTCCCGATCAAGCCGATCACGCTGACCTACGTGCCGGACAAGGCGGTTCCGCCAAGTGACGCGCAGTTGGGGCGTCCCCAGGTCAACGAGCTGATCCGCTCGCGGACGCTGATGATGGCGCAGCGGGAGCGGTCGTTGCCGGTGCGCTGGTACGACACGAACCAGATCGACGACGAGGCATCGGAGCTTCTGCGGAACGCCTGGATTCAGTCCTGGGTGCCGCTACAGGGACCGGGCGAGCGGGCGCTGGGCGAGATCGCGCGGGCGAACTTCCCCAGAGAGAACTTCGAGTTCGATAACGTCATCACCCGCGACCTGGACGAGACGTGGAGCATGTCGCCCAATGCGGTCGGCGGCGACACGGTGGGCGAGACGACGGCTGAGGAAGTCCAGGCGATGCAGCGGTCCACGGGGATCCGCCTGGACTACGAGCGCAACAAGGTGTTGCGGTGGTTCGTCGGCGTGGCCGAAGCGGTCGGCTCGCTGATGCAGTTGTTCTCGGACGATCAGGAGTTCGCGGAGGTCGTCGGCGCGGACGGTGCGAAGCGGCTCCAGGTCTGGGACCGGACGCAGATTCAGGGCGAGTTCGCCTTCGAGTGCAAGCCCGACTCGCAGTTGCGGCTGGACGCCGCCCAGGCTCGTCAGGACTCGCGGAACCTGTATCAGTTCCTGGCGAACGATCCGCACGTCAACCGCACGAAGCTGCTGGAGGACGTGTTGCGGACGCACAACCTGGACCCGGCGACGATCATCACGCAGCCGCCGCCGAAGGGGCCGGAGGCGCCGAACGTCTCGTATCGGTTCAGCGGCGACGACTTGAACCCGTTGAACCCGAACTTCCCGATCGTGTTGAGCATCTTGCAGCAGACGGGGATTCGGTTCGATCCGAAGCTGATCCAGGCGGCGCATCAGGCGGCGCAGCGCATGATGGCGGGCGCGACGGCGATGTCTCAGCCCTACCAGGGCGACGGCGGCACGCCGCCGGACACGAAGCATGGCGGGCTGCCTGAGCAGGTCCAGCCCCTGAGCAAACATCATGAGTCCAGGGGCACAACCGCCTGAGCGGGCTCGCGGCACACACGGCTACGTCAAGGGCGCGTGTGCCTACTGCGGCGAGGCGGGCGACACGCTCGACCATGTGCCGCCGCGCAACATCAGCCAGAAGTTCTTTCTTGCGGGGACTGGCCTGAAGCATCACACGGTCATCTCCTGCTACTTCTGCAATCGCACGTTGTCGGACAAGGCTCTCCTGCTCACGCTGGAGAGTCGGCGTGCATACATCAAGACGCGCCTGTGGGAGAAGCGGCTTGCCGAAATACGACCAGTGTTGTCTGGACGAGACGTGTGGGTGGCGCGGCGAGATCATCTGCGCTCCCTTCGAGAATCCGCCATGTCCGGTCTGCTCAAGCGCCACGGCCCGGATCTACCTGGGTGGCTACCAGATGTGGGGCGATGAGTTCCCAGGCGGCCTGACGGTCGAGAACCTGGGGCCGGAGCCCGTCACGGTCTACTCGAAGTCGGAACTGAAACGCGAGGCTGAGATGCGCGGGCTCGTGCAGCGCGTGCAGCATGTCGGCGTGCCGGGAAGCGACAAGAGTCCCCACACGCAGAGGTTTGTATGAAGCGACTGGTGTTCATCGTCTGCCTGTTGTGCGGCGCGGCGGCTGCGTCGGCCGAACTGAAGGCTCAGGCCCAGGTGCCCTCGCCCACGCCGTCCACGGTGAAACTGGCGTGGGAGCATGACGGCATCAACACTGACCGTTACGAGTTGATCGTGGACGGTGGCGCCCCGACGAACCTGGGGAAGCTCCAGCCCGTGACTGGCAGCACGTATGAGGCGCCGTTCCCTGCGTTGACGCCTGGGACGCACGTCCTGCTGCTCCAGGCGTGCAACATCGCGGGGTGTTCCGCGAGTGCGCCGCTCTCGGTATCGGTGGTGGTGGTCCCGACTGCGCCGCAGTCCCTCCGGATCAAGGTGGGGTCGTGAGCAACCTGATCATCGTTCCGGGTGGCTTCGGCTCTGAGCTTCGTCGAGAGACGCTGACGAAGGAAGAAGTGCGGCTCGTGACTGAGTTCGAGGCATGGTGCCACAAGCGGAACCTCGCACTCGACCTGATCTGCCGCGACTGCGCGGATGCCGGCCACGGCGGGGCGTCCCGGTGCCGTGGCGACAATGCCCGCGATGCGACGGTGTTCAAGATCACTTGCCCCCACGCTGAGCGCGTGTACGGCGAGGGTTAAGTTTTCGGCGCGACGTGTCCCGGCGATACAGGGCGCATCACTGAGGAACAGCGAGAGGAACTGACGGTCCCTATGCCTGACGTGTATGGCGAGATACAGGCTGCGTACGATGAGTTGTCGTCGCAGTCGGACGCTTCGCCAGCGTCCACGTCTGACGAGTCTCCGGTTGAGAGTTCGCCTGTCGAAACGCCCGCTCCCGCGACAGAGGAGCCGACGAGCGAGCCCGCAGCAGCGGAGGCGCAGCCTGAGTCAAGTCCAGCCGAGACAGAGGACGGGATTCCCCTGGTCGGCAGTCTGCCTGTGGCACGCCACAAGACGATTCTGGACAAGACCAGGGCTCGGTACGAGGAGACGCTGAACAAGCTGCGATGGGCAGAGCGGTTCGATCCTGCCGACGTGGAGGCGAAGCTCAAGTTCGCTGAAGCGTTGGAGTCGGATCCGGCTGCCATCTACGAGCGGCTCGGGAACGTGCTGCGGAACGATCCGCGATACGCTGATCGGTTCGCCAAGCCGCCAGCGCCCGCGCCGGAACCGGCCAAGCGGCCGGAGCCGGACGTGCTGCTGGACAACGGGACGCTCGTGTACTCCGACAAGCAAGCCCTGGCTCTTGCGGAGTGGCAGAACGAGCAGACCCTGCGACGTGTCGAGGAAGCCTACGGGCCGATCCGAAAGCACTTCGAGGGGCAGCGTGCGTGGAGCGATGCACTCCAGCGCACGGCGGGACAGCTTGAGGAAGCTCGGGCGTCCTGGCCGATGTTCAGCGAGTCTGAGCAGGACATGAAGGCGTACATCGCCAGCGAGTTGAAGGCGGGTCGCCGGGTGTCGCTCGACGTGGCGTATCGCCGCGTTGTCGTGCCAAAGCTCCAGGCGCGTGAGTCCCAGGCTCGCGCAGAGGAACGTCAGCGAGTCCTCGCTGAGTTGAAACAGAAGGCATCTGTCCAGTCCGACGAGCGGCCTGTCGCCAAGGCGAAGCCGCCTGCGGTCGGGCAGGCCAAGGCTCGGTATCAGACGGCGGGCGATGTGGCCCGTGAGGTCTACCGGGAGTTGGCTGGGCAGTGAACACAGGCCGGCAGCGCCGGCCAGAACAGGTAGTGAGACATGCCGGCTCCCAATGTGGGACAGGTCGTCGCCGCGACGTGGGCGCGACTCGTGACGGACAAGCCCGAAGATCAGGTCTTCAACGACCGCTGGATGTTCGATCGGCTGACGACGAAGAACGGCGGGCTGCGGAAGGTGGACGGCGGAAGCCCCATCGAGATCAGCCTGACCTACGCGACGAACACCACGTTCCGGTCGATGTCCGACATGGAAACGCTGGACGTGCAGCGGATCGACATCGCTGACGCGGCGCAGTTCGACTGGCGCGAGCATGCCGGTACTGTGACCTACTCCGTGATTCAGGAGTTCAAGTCCAGCGGCGAGGGCGCGAAGTTCGATCTGATCGGTGCCCTGGTCGAGAACGGCATCGAGAGCCACAAGAACGACATCTCGACGGCGATGTTCGGGGATGGCACGGGCAACTCGGGCAAGAACATCAACGGGCTGCGTAACCTCGTGCCGCAGGATCCGTCCAGCGGCATCGTGGGCGGCATCAACCGTGGGACGTTCACGTTCTGGCGCTCCCTGGCGTACAGCGGCGCGAAGACGACGAACGACTTCGACAACCTCCGCGCTCGGATGCGGACGGCGTGGAACACGCAGTCCGGCGGCGTGACTGGCAACGAGCCCACCTTCGGCGTCACCACTCAGACCGTCTTCGAGGGCTACGAGTCGCTGCTCGTTCCCAACGAGCGGTACGACATGGACGACAAGAAGAACGGGGCGGACCTGGGCTACAACGGGGCCAAGATTTCGTTCAAGGGCACGAAGCTGTCCTACGATCTGGCGTGCCCGACTGGGTTCATGTGGCTGCTGAACGAGAAGTTCATCCACCTGTACGCCGCGTCCGGCATCTTCATGAAGCTGGGCAAGGAGCAGGAGCCGATCAACCAGCACATCCGCGTGCGGAAGGTCCACTCCATCCTTCAGATGGTGGTGCGCCAGCCGCGCCGCCTCGCGTGCATTCACAGCATCACCTAATGCTGTGAGTCCCCTCCGGGGCGGGTTCCTGACTCGCCCCGCTTCGTTCACCCTCTCCAGTAGAAGGAAACAGATCAATGGCGAATCTCGGTTCTCTCCCTGCGGGCGCTCCGCACAACGATACTGAGCGCAGCACGGTTCAGTTGTTCCCGCTCGGCGCCAGAGTGTTCGACAAGGACGGCGGCGAGTACACCTACGTCAAGGCTGGCGCGTCGATCGCCAAGAACGACGCCGTGCGCTTCGCCGGCTCGTCGCTCGGCTACGACGACGTGCGTCCGACCAGCGCCGTGTCGCAGGGCGTCCTCGGCGTGGCAACGGAGGCGTTCTCCAGCGGCGACTACGGCTTCGTGCAGACGCGCGGCGTCGTGCCGCTCTGCAAGTGCGTCAACGGCACCGCTGCCGGCGCCCTGCTCGGCTCGACCGGCACCGCTGGCACGCTCGGCCTCGCGGTGAACACCGATCTCCAGGGGCGCGGCGCCGTGGCCCTCGTGACCGGCGTGGCGGCTGGCAGCGCGATCGTTCTGCTCTGATCGCTGGCCGCTATCGCGGCCTTGATAGTCCTCGCAGGGGCGGCGTCCACAGTCCCGCCCCTGCCTCCCCTCCCTCTCTCAGAAGGCTCATTTAGACATGGCAAAGACGACGGACGTGCAGGACGCGCCGCTTGCGGGCGCAGACCTTCTCGCGGACAAGATCGCTCAGGCAGTGGCTCAGGCCACGCTCTCGGTCCAGCAGCGCGTGCGGCCGATTGAGAACCTGAACCCGCCAGTGGTGACGTGGAACAACCCGACTGGCCGGACAGACCGCCCGAAGCTGCGGCGCGAGACGTACTTCTGCGGCGCGGCTCAGACCGAGACGCAGTTGTCGGACCAGGAGATCGAACTGTTCAACCAGATCGCGGTCCCTGGCCGGTATCACAACCGCCGGTGGGAAGTGACGATTCGCGATGCGGGCGGGTCCGACGAGGTGCTGGAGATCCGGGTGCCGGTCCAGGGCGTCGATGACAAGGCTGCCCTGCCCCACTCGCTCACGGCGCTGCTCCGCGAGATTCTCGACGAGGCGGCGGCGAAGGCGAAGGAGTGACAGCGTGACGTTCAAGGAGATTCAGGACGACGCGATGGAGCGGCTCAACCTGACGAGCGCGGATGCCCGCACGCGGGTCAAGCGTTACGTCAACGAGTGGTATCGCCGCATCCTGGGTCGCCTCGGTATGTCACGGCTGCGCGATGCGTCCTCGACGACGATCATCCTGGCGGACGGGCAGGCTGAGTACGACGTGTCGGCGGTGAAGATCGCCCACATCTTCGATCCCACGAACGAGGTCATGCTCGTCGAGCGGTCGCTGACGTGGATGCGCGACATGGATCCAACCGACTCCTATCGGTCCAACTACCCCGTCGCGTTCGCGGTGCGGAAGGTCGGGGCGACGACGCTGAAGGTGCGTGTGTGGCCCATTCCGAATCAGGCTCTCACGCTGAGGGTGGACACGTCGAGCGGCGCGACGGCGCTGTCGGCTGACGGTGATGTGCCGGTGCTTCCGGAGGACTACCACTGGATCCTGTCCCTGGCGGCTCGGGTGAGCGAATACGAGAAGCTCGACGACGATCGCTACAAGATCGCGCGTCAGGATCTCGAAGACGCGATCCGCGAGTTGCGCTACCACATCGCCAAGAGTCACACGAAGCAGTGGTCGCAGGGCGAACCTGGGCTGACAGTATCTCGATTCGGTTCTGCGTTTACGGAGTGACACGGCATGGCGAACAAAATCTACCCCAACTGGAAAGAACAGCTCATGCAGGGGGCGGCGAACACCAGCCTTGGTGGGACGGTGAAGGCCGTCCTCGCCCGCTCGGCGTCCTACACCTACTCTGACTCCCACAACTTCCTCTCCGATGTGGGGTCAGCGGGCACGGCGTATCACGCCACGCTCTCCGATGCCCTCGCGTCGAAGACGTTCGGCACGGTGGGAGATGCCGTGTTCGACGCCGCGGACTTCAAATTTACGGCCCCCGCCACCGATGGCAACTCCTACAACCAGTTGCTGATCATCGTGGACACGGGCAGCGCATCGTCCTCGCGCCTCGTCGCCTTCTACGACACGGGCGTGACGGGGCTGCCGGTGACGCCCAATGGCGGTGATGTCAACGTCCAGTTGAACGCTTCTGGCATCTTCACGCTCTGAGCGTGTTCATTATTCATGAACACCCATGCCCATTGACGCCGACTTCCGCACGCGCCTCCGCGCCCTCGCTGACCTCCTCGCCGACAGTGACACCAAGTACGACCGGGTGCGGACCCAGCAGTTCCCGATGCCGTGGGGCAAGCCGGGACTGCTGAAGGTGCGTCTGGGCAAAGAGGGGCGCGACTTGATTGTGCGGTTTTCGCGCAAGGGTGAGGATGGTCTGGAGATGGGGGACTAAATGGCGACACCACGACTCAAGACGGTCGAGTATTGGTTCCCTCTTTACACGTCAACCGTTGCCGACAACACCGACACCAACCTCTCCCAGATCACAATCTACATCCCCGAATCGGGGGTGACCTTCCGCTCGGCCGTCCTTGATGTCGCGTACCATGAGATCGACACCACATGGACGGGCAACATCGACCGGCAGCAGTTGAGCCTGCGCCTTGGTGCGGCGTCCTACAGTACCTTCAATATCACCACGGCCAACCACATCGCCACGGGCGGCGAGGTGCGGTGTTTCCACCTCGCTGGGGACTTCACCAGTCACTTCACGTCGAACTGGTCGGGCACCTCGATGACGTGCGATGCGAGGGTGCTGTTCGACACCGACCTCGCCACGCCGCTCGGGTTCACGAACGTCTCGGCCCGCCTGACGATCACCTACGAATATGACGCGGACAGTGCCACACATCTGAAGACGGTGTGGATTCCGCTCGATGCACCTACCGGCGAGTTGGCCGCGAGCAAGCCCGGAACGCCCACTTCGACCATCCCGCAGTTGACTGGGAGTGGCAGTCCGTATCTGCCGGAGAACTCGCCCACGATCCGTCAGGTGGTGGCCGTGGTGCAAGGGAACACCGGCACCAACTCCGCGACCGACCGTTCGTTTTCGATGGAGTTGGGCACGGCTGGAGAGTTGACGACTGCCGTGTATGAACACGGCTCGACCGTCGATATGTTCACGCGGTTTCACCAAGTGCTGAGCGGAACGTGGACTGCGGCGAACGACTGGTATCTGTGGACGAGCGCGGCGGGTGCTGGGCACCCTCAAGCGTGGCTCTGTGTCACTTACGAGTTCACCGTCTCGGGCACGACGACGATGTTGAACTCCCTGTTGGTTCCACTGGAAATGGCGGGACCGGCGGGCGGCACCACGAGCAGCGACTATCAGCGGGGCGTGGGCGACTTCTGGATCGAGGAACCCGCGACCATTACCACGCGGCGTGTCGCCGCGTTCATGTTCTGGTCCTGCGCTACACAGGTGAGCGGCATCAACATGCGCCTTGGCACGGGGAGTTTCGTCGGCTACGCCGACGATTTCAGCGTGCTGGCGGGTGGCGTAGCGGCGATGATCCGCAACGACAGTGCCTACACGCTGGCGCGAGGCAAGAACGTTCTCACCGTCGATGTGTATCGGACGGACACAATCGACCTGATGTGGGGCATCGGCGGCTTTGTCATGGTGAACTACACCAGTGGCGTGCCGACTGGTGGACCGGGCGCGGCTAACCATACCGTGCTTTGGCCGATCATGACACACCACACGACTGCCGTCACGGGAACCCATGTGGTGACTCCCAATCCGCCGGTCATCCCAGAATCCAGTTACTTCCTCTCGTCGCTGGGCCTTCTGATCTACTGGATGCACGCCTCCTCCGCGTCGGTGAGCCGCATCACGGCGGGTGTTGAGCGGCTCGTCGCAGAGGGCGGCGTCCAGTGGGATCTGGTCTATTCGGAGCCGATGGACGGTGACCCGGAGCCGGGGTGGCAGGTTCAGTGTGCGCGGTCGCGACATCTGTTCAAGCGGTGGCCGGGCGATCCCGACACGGATCGCATGGACATCGAAACCTCGCGTCGGTGGCGGCTCATCACCTACACCTTCTCCTACCTGTTCGCACAGATGATGATCACTTACCACACGATCACCTACACGGTGAGCGGGGCGGTGAGCGGCTACGCGGACGCCGATGGCGCGGGCCTGACCGTCGAAATCTGGCGCAACGGGACGCCCCCCGACAAGGTGGCAGGGGTGACGACCACGACCGGCGGCAACTACAGTGCCACGGTCTACGACAACACGCTCACGCACTTTGCGACGTGCCGTGAAGACTCGACGCACGTCGGGCGTTCTGACAATGTGACGCCCAGCTAAGGGGAGCGATGGCCGCTGATATCGTCCTTCGCAACCCCTCTGGCGGCATCGTCCTCTCCAGCGGGAGTGCCGGGGCGACACTCGTCGTCCCGCACATCGCGTCCAGCAGTAGCCCCCACGCGCCGACGATCACGCGAGGGGCGGTCAGTCTGATCGTCCCGGCGATTGCCTCGTCCAGCACGCCGCACGCCCCCACCGTGACCCGTGGGGCGGTGACCCTCGTCCTGCCCCACTACGCGGACGGGGACTCGCTGCATGTCCCTGTGGTGACGCGAGGGGCGGTGACGCTGGTCCTCCCGCACTACAGCGACGGGGACACGCTCTACGAGCCGACCGTCGCGGGGGCGGGGGCGGTCACACTGCTCCTGCCGCACCTCGCGAGCAGTAGCACGCCCCATGCGCCCACCGTGACGCGGGGCGCGGTGACGCTGGTCATCCCGTCGATCGCCAGCAGCAGCACGCCGCACGCACCTGTCGTCACGCGGGGTGCCGTGACGCTGGTGCTGCCGCACTACAGCGACGGGGACTCGCTGCACGCGATGGCGTTGACGCTGGCGGGTCCGCCGGCGCAGACCCTGGTGCTGCCGCTGATCCCGTCCGATTCGGTGCTGCGGGTGATGTCGCTGTCCCCAGGCGCGGTATGGCTGACGCTCCCGCCGCTGGTGGACGGCGATGAGTTGTTCGCGCCGTACGTCGGCGGGAAGCCGAAGGGCGCCAAGATGGTGTTCGATCGCGTAGCGGTATGGCCTCGCGCCAGAAGGATTCGATTCTGATGGCAACGCGCACAAGCGTTCTGAAGCTGGAGGATCTGCGCGGGGGCGTCAACGAGTTCGACTCCCCGTCCGCGCTGCCGCCCTCGCACGTCCTGGCGGCGTTCGACGTGGACTACTGGCAGGGCAACCTGGGCCGGAAGCGTCAGGGTGGCGACACGCCGATCACGGGCTGGACCTTCGGCACGTCGTCGCTGGGGAGCCTGATCCGGCACACGCCGACTGCCGACGAGGGCGTGGCGGAACTGTGGGGCTTCGACGGGAGCGGGAACATCGGGCGCGTGGCGGGTGGCTCGGCCTGGGCGTCTGTGTCGCCTGGGGATGCGCTGTTGTCCCTGGCGGGCAACAACGTGTCTGGTGCATCGCTGAACGGCAAGCTGTTCCTGGCCTATCGCACGGCGCAGGACCGTCTGCATGTCTGGGACGGCACGTCGGTGCGCCGGGTGGGGCTCAAGGCTCCCGTGGCCCCCGCTGTGGCGAACCAGGGCTCCGGCTCGTATGCGGCCTCGCTGCGCTACTACAAGGTCTGCTACACGCACAAGGTTGGGTCCGATGTGGTGCGCCGCTCGGAGGCGTCACCGGCGGTGTCGTTCACGCCGTCAGGCACGGGCCTGAGCGTGCGTGTCACGCGCCCTGCCCTGCTCAGCGAGGGTGAGACGCACTGGGAAGTCTACGGCTCGGCGGACGGGGCAAACTACTGGCGGCTCGCCGAGACGGTGACCGGGACGACGACGTGGGATGACACGGGCGATCCCGCTGCCTACACGTCGGTGGGGCGCCTGCTCGACGACGTGGGCTACAACGCGCTGCCGACGAGCGCGAAGTATCTGCTCGCGGACGAGAACCGCCTCCTCATGGCGGGCTCCTACGAAACCGCCGCGCACGCCTCGCGCATCTGGTGGACGCCGACGATCGGTGCCTCGGAGTCCGACGACGAGCGCGTGCCGAACGTGACGACGCAGAAGAACTACCTCGATCTCGACCGTGGCGACGGCGGCGGGATCACCGGGCTCGCCGGCCCGCTGCACGGCTCTCCCTACGCCTTCAAGCTCTCGCAGATTTACAAGCTCGTGCGGACGGGCGTGGCCGCGCTCCCGTATGAGCCCGTCACGGTCAGCAAGCAGATCGGGTGCATCCGGCGACAGACCATCGTCGAGGGCGAGGACGAGGCGGGGATGCCCTGCCTCTACTTCTTGTCGCGGCGCGGGCCGTATCGTCTCGGGGCGCGTGGCCTGGAGTATCTCGGGCAGGACATTCAGACGACGTGGCGGCGGGTCAACTTCTCGGCGACGAACGTGGGGCACGGGGTCTATCACGCCGATCGTGGACAGGTCTGGTGGTGGGTCGCCGTAGACGGCGCGGCAACGCCGAACCTCAAGCTGGTCTTCGACGTGAAGCACTCCTCGCCGGCCGGTGGCGGCACGGTGCGCGGCGGGTGGGCTATTCACACGGGCCGCTCGGCGAATGGTCCGTCGTCGGTGATGTTCGCGGCGGTTCCCGGCTCGCCGATGAGCCTGACGCTGAAGCCGTATCTGGGGCAGGGTCTGTCGAAGGCGACGAACGCCAGCTATGTGATGCGCTGCGATGCCGAATCGGTGTGGGCTGACGAGGGCACGTCGTATCGCAGCTACGTCAAGACGGGGCACTACACGCTTGCGGACCTGGGCCGCTTCGTGGGGGTGACGGAGGCGTGGCTCCTGGCCCGGACGATGGCGGGCGGTGACGCCACGATACAGGTGTCGTCGGTGCGCGACTTCGGCGTCGAGACGATCTCGAAGTCCGTGACGGTCCTGACGGCTGCGCCGGCTGCGTCACAGGTGCTG